AGACATGATCAATCTGTCGTGTTCTGCCATGGCTATTCCTGGGATCTCTCTCGACACGATCTCTGCTGCTAACGGTCCTTCTATCCAGCCTGAGATGGCTCATTCGTCCAGGCAGCAGGAAATCGATCTGCTGTTCTACGTCAGCAAGAGCTTCGTCGAACGTCAATTGTTTGCTGCTTGGAAGAATACAGCTGTCGATGATCTGACTCAAGCAGTCGGATACTATGACGATTACGTAGGCGAAATTAACTTGTATCCGATGAAACGAGGTCAGTACGGCTTCGATGACAACGTCCTCATCGGGTGCAGACTCGTCCAAGCCTATCCGAAATTCATCGGATCGATCCAATACGCATACGAAGCAGACAATCAGATCGCAGTTCTTCCTGTGACGATGTGCTTCAAATACCATGAGCTTTTCTAAAGCATTGAAGATCGCAGTTCGCTTGATCGATTTCACGATCACTGTTCTGAACTGGATCTACGAAAAGAAACCGAAGGATACCAAATGAGTCTTCCGAAGATCCAATCGAGCTCCAAGATCTCTACGATCGGCAGCAAGAAGCTGAAGATCCGCGCGTACACAGGCAAAGAAGAAAAAGCCATCCTCATGGCTAAGATGCAGAAAGATCCGCAGGCTCTGATCCAGACGATCATTGATGTTCTCAGCACGTGCTGTGATCATGACGTATCGACTCTGACTCAAGGCGAATTCGAACGTCTGTTCATCGACATCAGGAGCATCTCCGTTTCTGACATGTTCGAACCGAACCTCGCTTGTCAGCACTGCAAAGAGTCGACACCTGTTAAAATTCCTGCTCGGAGTCTGAAGGATCCTGAGACGTTCGTTTCTGAACTTGTTCTCGAGGTCGGCAAGGACGCAGCTGGTGCATCGATCTTCGTCAAGTTGAAGACTCCTACGATCGGTGATCTCACTCGTTTCTCGAAAGACGAAGAGTCTGACATGAGGATCATCCATGCTTCGACTTCGAGCGTGTACACCTCCACTGGAGAAACGTTCGAGTTCGAATACGAAGAGTTCAGAGACTGGTTCGAGAGCCTCACTGGCGTCTACATGCAGGCAGTCCTCTTCGTGAAGGACTCTCCGTCGGTTACGTACAGTAAGACATTCAAGTGCATCCACTGCAAGAAAGATACCGAGTTCAAGATCGAAGGACTCCAAAGTTTTTTAGCTTAGCACTCTCCCACGCTAATCTGGTCACTCATATGAAGTCGATCTTGTCGATGAAACTAGTTCCGAACATGAGTTGGTCAGTGGGTGAGTTAGAAGACTTGACTCCGTTCGAAAAAGACGCATACATGTTGATGACACAAGATCATCTGAAGAAGCTAGCAGAGAAGCAACAAAATGGACAAAGATGATAAGAAGTTTTCGAAAGAAGCTTTCCTGAAGTACCAGAACTCGAAGTTCCGTAATCGTCGTCGGCTCGCTATGGGTACCGCTATCGCTTACTTCGGAATGGCATTCTATATGCTGTTCAAGATCGCTCCTGAAAACTTCGATCACTACGATGCGTTCTTTCTCCAGATCTCTCTGGTTTCCGGAACGGTGATCACTGCGTACTTCGGCGGTTCGAGTTACGAAGAAGTAGGAATCGATCGAAGTTCTCTAGTCGACGAGTTCTCGAAGCTCAACGAGCATCAGGAGAACATGAGAAATAGACGACAGGCAAATCAACCAGATGCTCCGCCTGATCCTGGTAAAGACGATAACGAGGTAGGCTGACATGGCACTTCCGCAGGTTGATCCGATCGAGTCCAAGCTTACTGACGTCATGAAAGATGTCTTCGATCGTACGACTAACATCATCACTCAGAACTTCATGAGGATCAGCGACTCGATCACTGATTCTCTGAGTCGTGGCATCAAGCAGATCACCGGATACCGAGTCCTGGATCTGTCTGATCTTCTCACGTTCAGCTTCTCGAATACGATCTTCGACAAGATCAGTAACAAGTTTTCTTCTTTATTCGGGCGCGGAGAATCGAGTACTAAGCTCGAAGAACTCGTCGCTGACCAGACTGACCAGACTGTGGAACAGCTTCTGGACCTCAACAAGAGCTTCACCAAGTTCATCAAGAACCAGGAATGGGACCAGGAGAAAGACGACTTCGAAGACTCCGATCAGACGCCTCCTGCTCCTGCTATTCCTGTTGCTGAGAACAAGATGAGCTTCAGCGCTATCTTCGGAACTCTGTTCAAGGACCTCATCAAGCTTGCTATGAGAGCTGTACCTATCGCTCTAGTCGGTGGTGCTATCGCAGCTTCGATGATCTCCGGCGTGAAGGAATGGGACATCGGTGAAAAGATCGGAAGCGCTCTCGGCCTCGGCAAGGACGTCGGAGGCTTGGTCAATCTCCTGATCGGCAATGCTCAAGAAGGTCTTCTGAACAAGTTCGCACGGTACGGAACCTACGCAGCTGCTGGTGCAGCTATCGGTGCTGTCGGTCTTCTTCCTGGTATCGTCGCTGGTGGCATAATCGGTCTGATCACAGGTATCGTCTTCGATGTCGTCTCTGGATGGATCGGAAAGGACAAGATCTACCAGTTCGTAGACAAGCTCACTGATTCTTTCTGGACTGGTCTCGAATACATTACCGGTACTGACGTGAACCGACTCGAAAAGAGGATCAAGGAGCTCACCGCTGGCAAAGGCAACATCGAGGAGATGATCGTCCAGAAGCACAAGGACATCAACGAACTCGAGTCTAAGATTGCGAAAGCTCGAGACTCTGGAAAATCAATCGAACTTCAGAAGCTCACGAAACTCCTAGACACTACGAAGTCTGAACTGACTGATCTCGAGAAGTCCTCTTCCGATTACGACAAGAGGATCTCCGACATGAAAATCGAGATTAATGACGCTAAGAAGACGTTCTGGGACAAGTCCGGAGACTTCATCAAGACTGCCAGTTGGTACATACTTAGCATTCCAGCTCGTCTCATAGATACGATCACTGACGTGTTCACTGGAAAAGGAAACGAAGAACAGCTTTCTGAATGGACACGGTCGACGAAGGACACTGTCATACAGAGTAAAATCTTGAACTTCGAGAGAACGATCGGCAAAGCAGTAGGTGATCTCGTTTGGAAGATCGTTGATCAAGTCTCGGACTTCTTCATGAAAGATCTTCCGAAAGCTTTCGATGACATCGGAAACATGCTCAAGAAGACTCTGTCTGACGCTTACAACGAACTCGTCGATCTCGCTTCTACGATAGCTAAGGAGATCTCGTTCAGAGACTTCTTGCCTGAGACTCTAGGCGGCAACACCGAAGGTCTGTTCGACCGTGTTCAGCGTATCTTGAATGACAAAGAGAAGCAGATCCAGAGCGATCATGACAAGAACTCAGACGTTCCTGGAAGTGATCAACTTCGTGACAACATTCAGTCGCCGATTAGAGAGAACACGACGTCACGTGACAACATCTCTGAAGGTCTTCGTCACAGCATCATGAATGTCCAGAACGACAACTCGAAGTCTTCGAGCACTCTGAATGCTCCGATCGTTACACAGAACAACGTGTCTCACAGGAACATGACAACTGCTCCGAACTATGCGAAGAACGTAGATCCGACGAGCAGACTGATGGATCTCGCTAACTCTGGCGTAGTCGTCCTGCCATAATCCCTAACGAAGGCGAATGATTTCTCACTCGCCTTCGGAAATTTCAGAGATCAGAACGGGCTACCTTCGTCACTGTCGACGTTGAAGTCGAAGTCGAAATCGTCATCAGACTTCGGAGGAGTTTTCGTTTCTGTCTTCGGTTCAGGCTTCGGTTCTTCCTTCGCCTTCGTTTCAGTCTTCGTCTCGGACTTCTTCTCTTCTTCAGGCTTCTTGTCTTCAGCTTTCTTGCCAGCTGAACGAACACCTGCGTCAGGATTTGCTTCGAGCCAATCGGAGAGACCAGCACGGAGGTACGGATCGTCACGACCGACGACTTCCGTCAGATACTTTGCAAGTTCATCGTACGACTTGTGCTTCGCAGGATCGATGTAGTGGAACAGAGGCTTTGCCTGTTTCCAGGATGCTTCCATCTTCGTTTCATCGCCACCGTGAAGAGCCGAAGGCTTGTCAGCCCATTTCGAAGTTTCGTAGCTGTTGTTGCCTTCTTTGTCCGTGACACGAATGATCAGTTCACGACCACCGGATGTGCCGAAGATATCGAACGGATTGAAGCTGTCTGCGCATTCGCCAGTGAACTTGTCCTTGACAGGATTCAGAGCAGAGTCGATGAGCTTGCCGATTGCAGACGGAATACGATACTTTCCGATCCAACCGTTATTCTCAGGCTTCACCTTATCTTCGATGACTTCGACGTTGACGACAGTGTACGTTTTCTTCTTGCGTTCAGAGTAAAGATCTTTGCAGATCTTCGAACCGTCGTTCCAGAGCTCAGATAGATACTGCTGGCAAGGATCAGACTGACCGATGTTCTTGAGAGAGAATGCCGAGTAGGCTTTCGGACCGTTCTTCCAGTAGAAACGAGAGTATGTCACCATCGGTGAGTCTTCGTTTTCTGGAGCAGGCAACAGACGAACACGGATGTATCCGTTTCGAGTTGCATCGATACCGAGCTGGAGGAATTCGGAGTTGTCTCCGCCACCGCCGTTGTTCTGTGTAACTCGCTGACGAATTGCTTCGATATCGCCAGCTTTCTTTTTCAGGTCAGAGAATGCCATTTCATTTCCTTTGATGAGACTCAATTAGCGTTGACGATCAATTGTCTGTGCTATTGCTCATTCTATTTTAATCAGATGCGATTGATCACATCTCTTCGTAGATGATACGATCTTTTGTCTTGAACACTTTGGAAAGATCAGTTTCAGGCTTGAGTTTGGCGAAGACTGCATCACCGATTACCGTGATGTCGATAGTTTCATCTTTTTCGCAGGACTGTCGGAAGCCTCGGAAGATCAAGTTCTCATCGAATGATGTTCGAAGGAAAGTGTTCTGATCTCGAGAAGGGAATTTCGGAGTGTAGTTGAAGGTGAGGTAGTTGATGTGCTTCTGATTTTCGTCGATTTGTTCTTGCTTCTTCTTCGGCTTGTCAGAAGATCGTCCGATCAATTCGATCTGATCGAGATGGAAGGCGATGCGCTGTCTGATGAAGATCTGAGTCTTTCGAACTTCATTGAGAGCTACGATGATTAGTTCGTTCTTTCCGGTATCGTTGAGAATGTTCGAACGTCGGAAGTCGATGAAGACGTCATGTTGTTTCGCATCGAGTGTGGCGAATTTGTTTGCGTAGTCTATTCCTTTGAGCTTGCTACGTACATGCTTGAGGAATTCGTCTCTGATGATGAAGAAATCTGAGAGTAGCATGAGAATCATCTCCGTTTGGTTTATGATAGTTCTTTGTAATCTTGAGCTGTCAAGTTGTAAACTTCTTTTTGAAGTTGTTAACCATTCTTTTCAAGAGAGAAGTTTCTCATGCAGCGTCGTACCAACGGTCAGAGTTGTGATAATCGTCTGGTCCACCTTTCAAAACGTAGTTACCTGTACGTGCCAGGTTATACGCATTCATTGTACGAGTCTTGCCATCGGAGAGATCCATACCCATGACGAGAAGCTCTTTCGAACGCTTCTGAACACCGAGAACCTTGAAGTCTCCGAAGTGACTCGAGTAGCGGACAGAACGCCATACCTGACCTTCACGAATTCCGTAAGGAGCCATCTGGCGGTTGTCGAGGAAAGGAATGAGGTTCGCTGTCTTTGCCATTGTGTTTCTGCCTTTCTGAGCAGTTCGGATTTCGATGAGTGATGAATATCAACTCAAATTCGGTTTGGAAACTTGATTTTTAAATCGTTTGAATTTTAATGTATGCGAGAGTCAGGATGTGAAAAACGTTTTCCACCATGGCAAATTCTTCGATATCGAACTTGCTGTCTCTCGAATCGACGAACGAGTGGTTCATCGAAGTTCGAATTCCGTTGAGAGCGAAGAAGACTCGTTCTTCTTTTGCCATCGTGTTCCGATTTGCCATGATCGAGATTGCGATGACGGCTGCGTGGTTGGTTCGACCTGGTGCATAAGCAAGATCTGTGAGGTCTCTGACGAGTTGTTCGTAGGTATCCAAGTGATTCTCTCCGTTGATGTTTCGATAAAGATTATGTATCAAATTGTATCGTTGTTGTGAACATGAATTATGCAATCCTGGAAATTGATTGCCAATAGTTTCTTTGGTACACAGATGACGGGTGAGTGTACGTGACGTGATAGGATAATGATATTATTATCCGGAAAACTGAAGTCCGTGACCGTCTCCTGTGTCTCAGGTGAAACGTGCGTACTTTGAAGTGTAATTCTCCACGAGATGTATTACATCCTGTTTGAAGCCAATGAGTCTTTACGACTTCTGGCTGCGGTATTTCAAATCGTTGTCGAGCGTGAGCGTCGGGTGCGAGGAGAAGCAAACAATTAGCGAAGCGTCTAGTCTGTCCATCAATGGAGAAGAGTATCCCTCGAAGAGGGCTGCATGCGCACGTAGGCATGTGAGTACGCGTAGCGCCCGTGCGTAGCACGAGTCCGGCACGGACAGACACGTTCATTGTTCAACATTAGTGAACGAGAAAAGTGATTTTCAGTTTCTTTTCTGTGTGAACGTTTGATACTCTAATCCTAACCAAAACAGGAAACAGATGACAAACACTGACACTCTCCAAGACTTCGAAAAACTCATCGTTGATCACTGGCACAATCTCAACGAGTATTCGATAGAACCGATCGACTTCTTAGACTCAGTTCTCGATTTCCTGACGAAGTATCCGAACATCGATCCGGAGGACTTGAAGTTCTCTGATGCGTTCGTTGACAGAATCAAGATCGATGCTGTCCATCGGAAACTTCTCGATAAATCTGATCGCGAGAAGCGTGAAGACGAAGAACAGAAAAACATCAACGAACTGGAAATCTGAATGTCGAAGATGAATTACCACGTCCACAGTGACAAGTACGAATCTTTTGAGATCGAAACTACAGAAGAACTCCTTGAAAAGAAGGTCTCTGTCGGCAGTGAAGGACACGTCTGGAAATTTCCGACTTTCGTTATCGCTCACAATCGTGCTGAGTACTATGCTGAAAGAGAGTCTTCCAGTTTCGATCACTACAAGAGTCTTTTCAAAGTCGAGTTCGACTTCGCTATCAACGACGTCTACGAATTGAGAGAATGGTTCTTGAATAACATGGACTGGTCTGACGTGTCTGATCTAGCAGTCCTCGTGGAGACTCCGAAAATTCTTTCTGAGCCGAAAACGATCGAAAGTGTCGAGGTCGATTATTGAGTTCGAACAGAGCTAGCGTAGCTTACAGATCCTGGATGGGCTTCAGGATGATGTTCTCTGGAACGAAGCTCAATCTAGACGAGAACCTGGTTCCGATCGTGAAGGTTCCTCAGATCGACTCTCGTCAGAAGCATGCTGTGATACACAACATGAGCAACGTTCTGAGGAAGTCTCACGAGGACACGTTTCCGTTGTTCTTCGTTGCTGCTGCTCTTCGTAACGGAGGAGAGATTCCGTATCCGCTGAACCTGTTGTCTGAGAAGCAGATCAATCTGATGCACAAGAGCCTGAAGGACATGTTCGATGTTCTTCTGCTTCTCGATGACGAGTGTCGTGTTCTCTGGGATCTCAAGCACGACTTCGACAGTCTTCTCGATGCATGCATCTCTGGAGCAGTGAGCGTTCCAGCTGCAGCATGCTATGCGAAGAAGTTTCGTCTGGAACATCTTGACATCGGCATCGGATACGGACTAGAGAAAGAACAGATCCTCAACGTTTTCCAAGTTGCTCTCAGACTCGAAAGAGAGTGGGACTTTTTCAAAAAATACAGATTGCTCGTCCAGCGGAGCCTGCATCGTTTTGATGTGGAATAAAATATTCAGCGCACTAGAATGATGTAACAAGGACGAAATCTGATGTATAGTCTAATATCTGAAGCAAACAAAGTTATTCGAGGAGAACTCGAAGTGAAAAATGAATCCGACGAATCGTCAGTCCAGAAGATCATTCTTGATAAAATTCGATCAGAATATGGATTAGTACCGAGACCTCCGAAGATAGACGGAGACCTCCATGTCATTCATAGTTATCCTGACTATGTGATTCAAGACCAACGTATCGCTGCTCAATACAAGAAATTTTCAGTTGAGATTAAAGCTGGAGGCGACTCGGAATCAGGATATGCGATTATCGTGTTCAATACTTCTTTCGAATATGTGAACGGCGGACGAAACGGTCATTCAATCAGACTAGGATATGAGCCAAAATCCGGAAAATGGCGTTACGAATAATAGATCCTACAGAAGGCAGACGATTTCTCATCTGCCTTCTAGGGGATCCGGAGATCAGTCAGAGGTTATGCAAGACCCCATACGTACGTATCGCCATCAGCGACAACGATATCGTAGAACTCGCCAGCCTTGAGGAAGTGCTTCGGACCGGTAGCAAGAACAGGCGTCTTGCCGACAGTCACGTACGAGTCAGCAACAGCATAGAAACGGAAAACCGGCTTGCCGAAGTTCGGGCTCTTGCCGCTCGAGCGAGCAGTCTTGACGCTGAGTGCCGGAGTCGTGAGATTTTCAGACCATTCAGCATTGCCGAAGAGGGACTGGTTCGAGTCATTGAAACCGTCAAAACCAGCGAAACCGCTGACGACGTTGATACCTGCTAGTGCCATGAGAGATCTCCTTAAGATCGTGATTGAATACTATTTTATTTCGACTTGATTACGACAGGAGCCTTCGACGAGGAACCTGCTTTCGAAGTCTTCGGAAGGGCAGTATTGCGAGTAGCGATACCGATCTTTCGATTGAGTGACATGCTGTTTGCCATTGTCGAGTCCTTCTTGAACTTTCGATCTATTTATGCTGAAGCTAACTTCAGTCGAACGACGGTGCGAGAGTGGCAGCCATCGATGCAGCTTTCGTAGAAACTGGATGAGTTCCGTCGAGAGTAGCAGCAGGAGGAGCTGTCCAGATGTCACTGTCACGAGCACTCATTGCAGCATCAGCAGCTTCGATCACGTTGTTAACGTTCGCAGGCTTAGCACGGATGACAGCATTCAAAGTATTCAATGAAGCCATCGTTCCGTCGGTCTTGCCTGCCTGGTTGACGAGAGTTGCCCATGCGTCAGTGGAAGAAGAACGAGGAGGAAGTGTCGTCTGATGAATTCGCTTTCCAACGAACTGGCCGTAGATCGTCTGATGGTCAGCGAGAACCTGTGCTTGAGTTCTGCCGAGACGAAGATCGTTAATACCGAATTCGCAGACCATGTCCGTGAATGAAAGCTTTCCGAGGAAACTCGTCGTTGGAGCCATCGTTGAAACGTAGTCTGTAGCTTGCTGTCCTTGCTTAGCGATCTTCACATACGGATAACCGTGTACGTCGAGAGCTCGAGCGATCCAGCCAGAACCACCTTTAGGTCCGACACTCGATACGTCACCTTCACCCCATGCGATGCTGTCACCGACGATCACGAAGCTCTTCGCATTAGCAGCGGCGATCGTTCCGACCATAGCTGTACAACCGAAGGTCGTTACGACTGACGTAGCAGCGATAGTTCCAGAATTGCCGAGATCAGATGCAGAGTTACCGTCGTCGATACCTACAGCCTGGGAGGAAGCTGGAAGCTGTTGACACGGGAACGAAGAAACAGATCCGTTAAGATTGACTGTTCTTTCCCAGAATGCTTCACCTTTAGGAATCGTCAGAGGGATTGGATCAGAC